AGAGTAAGCATCCTCAAAGATTTAAGAAAATAAACTAAAACAAACAAATAAATTTTATTATGAAAAAGAATGAAAAATTTTCATATAACCTCTCTAACTTGAGTGTATGGGTTGACGAAAACGCAACCGACATGCTTATTAAGAGTATCCTTGGAGAAACTTTACCAAGGTACGCTACAATAAGACCAAATATCAAGGGTACCGAACAGGTAGGGTTCTTAACAAACAATGTTATTTTCCAAGATGGTTCATGTGGATTTAACGCTACTGGTGATACAACAATTTCACAAGTAACAATTGCAACCTGTAATAAGAAGGTTAACCAATCACTTTGTGCTTATGACCTTTATGATTACTTCTTGAGTCAGAGATTATCTAACTCAAATTTCCAAGAGAGTGTTCCGTTGAGACATACCTTAAGCGGAACAGAAAAATCGGAAGAATTGCTGGAAACCCTTGTCTAAAGGCAATCAGCAGCCGAGCCTGATGGGGACATCAGGAAGGTTCAGAGACTAACGGTATACGAGTAGAACACTTATGAAACCGACACGAGCATCCGACACCGATAAAAAGGTGATGATATAGTCCAACCACCACATATAATAGAAAAATGAAAGTGGTGAAATCAGAGATAAACAACTCTGGTAGATAAAAAGAAAGTGTTGAGGAATTGATAATCACAGATATTTCAAACAGAATCGCAGATTCTATTGAAAAACAATTATGGAGAAATACAACTGCGACTGGTGCTACTGAGTATAACTCACAGTGCTTTGACGGAGTTTTAGCACTTGTTACTTCAGGTAACGGAGCTACTCAATTAGCTTACACAGCAGCTACTCCATCAAATGGTTTAACAGTATTCTCTACTTACTACCAATCAATCCCTGCGAATGTACTACACAGAAATGACTTAGTTATGTTCTGTTCTTACAGCGATTACAGAGGTCTTGTAGCTTCAATGAGAAACTCTTCTTATGTGAACTTGTTCTCATTTGACGATGCTTCTGCAGCACAAGGTCAAGAGTGGACAGTGATGTTACCTGGCACAAATGTAAGAATCATACCAACACAGGGTCTTGACGGACAATCAGCAGTTGTTGCTGGTCCAGCTTCTTACTTCATGGTAGGTATGAACGCTACTGATAACGGTGGTATTGAAATCAAAGGTATGTATGACCCTTACGAAGATATCGTTAAAATCATCGCTCGTATGGTATATGGTCTTGGAGTATTCTCTGTAGATTCATTTGTCCTTGCGAAAAACTAATAAACCAAATTTAAATAATATAAACTATGTCGTGTTATATTGACCAAGGATATACTTTAGATTGTAGAAATGCGTCTATTGGAGGTATCAAAGAATTATGGATTTTGGGTGATAGTGCTCACACTATTTCTGGTTATACTACATCAGCTAATGATGAAATCACTGGATTTAGTGGTCAGGGTACATGGTATCACTTTGAACTTGTTAAACAATCTTCTTCATTCACTGAAGACATTTTGGTTAACGATGTTGCACAATCTGTAACCTTCCAACCTGCAGTGGTAATATCCTTACCGAAACTTAACCAAACGCTTAGAAATTTATTCTTTGATTTGGTTAAACAAAATGAACTTTACATAATCATAAAAGATAATAACGAGCGTTATTGGGCTGTTGCTTGGAGCAACGGAGCTATGGTAACGACTGCTAGTCAACAGACGGGTCAGGCGTACAATGATTTAAATGGAATATCCGTAACGATGACGGGAGGGGAGCCAAATCCCGCCCGAGAGATTGATGTTACAACAACATTAGCAGCAATCGCTACAGGATTTACAGTTCAATCCTAATATATAAATAAAGGGGGGGTCATTCCCCCCTTATTTTAAGCCAACATTTTATAGATGAGATTACAATGGAAAGGTCGTTCATATAGACCAGCAACAAACTTTGTTAAAGTTTACAAACCCGATGTTAATGAACTAATGAAACCATTATCCATGAAAGCTGGTTTGGGTTCAGCAATCTTAACGGGTCAATACATTTCAGGTGATGGAAATGAACCTGATGTGCCTGTTGTTTCTCCTAGTCCGAGCGAAACACCTCAACCTACACCAAGTTTTACCCCGACCGAAACTCCAACTGGTACTCCTGCGGTAACTCCAACTAATACTTTAACACCTTCTGTAACTCCATCTTCAACTCCGTTCCCATTTGTTCAACCAAGTCTTTGGTTTGATGCTTCTGATAGCACAACAATGAACTTGATATTGTCGGGTGGAACAACATATATTTCACAACTTACATCTAAAGGAACGAGTAATTGGACTTTAACAGGTCAAACATCTGATAGATATCCAACATATTCTGCTTCAACATCACTACCTGGTAGTCCAAACATTATCAGATTCACACCAAATGCCACAGCTGCTTTAAGAAAAGGGTTGGTTGCTTTTGATAGACCAACATTAACACATACAGGTTCAACCATCTTTATGGTTTGGGCTCAACCAGCTGGAACACTTGCATTTATAAATCAATTATATTCAGGTAATACAAATGGAACATTGGTTCAAAGTGGTACAGATATATTGGATAGATTACAATTTGGAGGTATAGCAACAAATGTATCTAATACAAATGTTTATCCACAAAGCTCATCACAATCAGTTGTAATACCTCCTCCAATTTCAGCTGCAAGCTTAAATAGTAAGTATTTGATGAAAGCTGTCTTACCTGCTAATCCAGGTTATGGTAGTTGGGAATTGAACCAATCGGGTGGAACAGGAACACTATTATTTACAGGAACAACAGTAAGTCCAAGATGGAATGCGTTAAACCTTGGTTGTACTACTAACACCACACAACAATTATATTCAATCAACAACAATATTGAGTTAGCGGAGATAATGATATATAACTATGAACTATCTTCTGCAGAACAAGAAGCTGTTGAACTCTATTTAAGAGACAAGTGGAGATATGACGAATGGGCATCACCTGTCCCGACTCCGACCGCAACTCCTCAAGTTACGACGACTCCGACTCCGAGTGTTTCTCCAACCGTAACGACTAGTCCGACACCGAGCTCAACTCCACCAGCATTTTCACCATCGGGGGTAACAAACCTTCAGTATTGGTTTATGGCTGATTCAGGGGCTACAGTTTCATCTTGGACAAACTATGGTGGACAAGGGGGTTCAGCAACACAAACAGCAGCTGCTAACCAACCCGTTATTAAAACTAACTCAACTTTAGGCTCATTCACAGGTACATCAGTTCAATTCTTGAATAGTGCTGATTTTATGACTGGTACAACCTCATCACTCAACATACAGAATCATACTTCTTATATTGTCTACAAACCTGTTACTTCATCATCTAGTAATTTTTCAATTGGATTATTATCAGCAACAACATACAATTGGTTTTATCAAAACTGGGAATCAGCTGGTACTGGTTCTACAAGGATGAATAGAGGTCAATATAGGACACCTGCTGTAGACGGAGCACCTCACTTGATTGTAAGTTCAGGTTCAACTACGGGGGTAATAGCAAGTAGAAATGATGTCTTAGGTGTAAGTGCGACAACAGCGACGACAGGGGTTTTAACTGATAGATATAACCTAGCTGGTGGAGGCGGAGCGAATACTGCTGATTATCAATTATTTGAGTGGATATTCTATTCTCGTCAATTAACATCTACAGAACACGCTAATGTTATCAATTATCTTAAAACAAAATATCAATATAACACATGGTAAACTATATCATTTTTATCAATGAGCAAGAAGCTCAAAATTTAATCACAAGAATCAATACTTGTATGGGTTATCCATCTGGTGGAACAACCACTTATATGAATGCTCCTGATGTTATGTGTGAGTTTGATTTGGAAACAGGTGAAAAACAAAACATTGGATATGGTATTTTGATTAAAGATTTTATTCTTGATTGTTTAACCACTCAAGAAAAAGAAGAAGTATTTGCACTTCCTTCAAACATTAACACTTGTTCCTATGTGGTTTCAGGAGCAACAGCGAATATCTAATTATGTCTCAACAAAGGAGAGTATTTTTAAAGACTTGGTGGTCACCATATCTTGGTGAGTGGAGACCATTCCACGACAATTATATTTCAGCATATAACCCTGGTTGTACATTCTCAGGTAGTGCTGTGTTTACACTTGTGCCTCCTACTCCGAGTGTTACTCCAACTTTGACGATGACCCCAACCCCGAGTGTAACAACCACTCCAAGTAATACCCCTTCTGTAACGCCAACGGAAACTCCACAAATCACTCCTTCAGTAACTCCGACCAATACCATCACTTCAACACCGACGATAACTCCTACGACAACCACAACCTTAACTGCAACACCTGAGGTTACTCCGACAACAACAAGCACAATCACCCCAACTTTAACGAACAGTCCAACCCCAAGTGTTACTCAAACGCAAACTGCTTCAAGTACACCGACCTTGACTCCTACGACAACTACAACTTTAACATCAACCCCTAATTTAACGCCGAGTCCCACCAATACAATAACTCCTACGAGTACACAACCAGCATTTGACCCATCATCACTTGGAAATCTTCAGTATTGGTTCAAATCAACTGAAGGTGCAAGTAGTTCATCTTGGACAAACTATGGTTTAATTGGTGGAGCATTAACTCAATCAGTTGGTGTTAATCAACCAACAATTATTTCAAACGATACATTTGGTTCATCGTATACTGGTCAATCTGTTAACTTTGGAGCACTTGATTTTATGACTTTGTCTCACCCAAGTTCAGCCACAACATTTACTGGTAAGACATTCTTCTTTGTCTCACAAGTTAATTCAAGAAGTGATGGTGGATGGTCAATCAATATTCAAAATGGTTCAGGATACACTTTAAATAACAATATTTGGGACTATCAATTCTATGGTGGGGTTAATACAACTATATCAAGAAGTAAACCTGGTAGAAGAGAGTTTCTCTTCACAACGGGATATACTTTATATGCCGCTTCAGGATTGACTACAACAGGATTTACAGCTTCGGTGAATGATACTCTTGGAACATCGGGAACAACATCTTATATTGGTGAGGTTGCCGATTGGATAAACTTTGGATATAGTATTAGTGGAACACCATTCACAAATAACATTTCCATGTTTGAATTCCTTGGTTATAATAAGTTATTAACTCAATCTGAATTTAACCAAGTGTTGAACTATCTTAAGACGAAGTATAACTATTCAACTCCTCCTGTTACTCCGAGCATGACTCCTACGAGAACACCAGCGGCAACTCCGACTTTAACACCTAGTCCGACCTCAACAATTCCCGTAACACCTTCAGTGACTCCAACAAGGACAAGTCCATCGTATTTATACTATAATGTTGAAGCTTATGATAAATCATCATGTGCTCTTGTAACAACAGGTGTTCTTAAAATTGAAACACCAGCAGCCTTAACAATTGGTTTCCATTATTGTAATAGCGCTTCAACTTACAAATATAAACTATTGAGCCTAACCTCAGGTCCATCTTCAAATTTCCAAATGAATGTTCCTTGGGTTGGTCAAGCAAGCTGTGGAGGATTAACTTGTATTTAATATGGCATATTCAGTAATCATAACATTAACAGATGTGGGTTCAGCAGTTGGACCTTTTGACCTTTATTCAGATGTGGATAACTATGCAACCCCATTTGAGAGTAATATCCCTACCTCAGCCTTTACCTATGGTTATTACACAACCCTTGTCCCAAATAACACACTTACAATCAAGGTTCAATCACAAGGTGAGTGTTTAAATTTTATATTGGCTGTGGTTCAGAATTTGCCAACATCAACAGTAACTCCGACGGTTACAACTACTCCAAGTGGGACACCTGGTGGAACACCGACGGTGACTCCAACGAATACAAATACCCCATCGGTTACTCCAACTTGTGGAACATTTACAACACAATATTTAAAATCAGAATTGCAAGGGAATAGTCAAATCAGATTTAGATTATTTGATGATGCAGGATTTACAATAAATGCAAATGCTGTTTGTGATTATACCTTTACTGGAACTTATGATATTGATGGTGGGGCAATAAATCAACCATATTCAACTATTATGGTTTCAGGTGACCATGACCATTCCTATAATGCAGGTAGTCAAATAACCGCATATACGGTGTCTACAATAACCTATGCTTGTCCTTGTGTTAGTGTTATTTCAAATCTAATTACGCCAACCCCGAGTCCTACCACAACTCAGACCGCAACTCCAACTTTAAGTTTAAGTGCCTCGCCGACTCCTACCCCTAATGTTACCCCAACTCCGAGCACAACTGAACCTGGTGGAACACTTTATGTTTATGCTAGATATGTGAACACAAGTCAGGAGTTTGGTTATAGTTTAAATGGTGGTAGTTACATTGCAATTGGTCAACCTGGTAGTATGGCTTGTACATTTGTTCATACGATTACAGGACTTGTTAATGGTGATGAAATTGACTTTGTTACACTACTTACTTGTGGTATAAACGGAGATACAGCCGATTGTCCAAACTCAACAACAGGTTGTGTGTATACTCACACATTTGTGGGGACTACTTATGTCTACATAACTGTTGATGGAAGTGTTTGTTGTTAAAAATGAATAAAGAATGATATATCTACAACAAGGTTCATTAAATAATCAAGCGTTGGTTACCTGTTCAAGGAACAAGTCGTTGACTGGTGCTGTTACTTATTTGTGGACAGTTAGACACAAGTTATCACAACAGACTGCAAGGTTTATTCCGTATCGTGAACCATCTCTTGCTGTTGGTTATGAACCATCAAAAGACCTATTCTATGTTTCAATTGATGATTCTTTACCTGAGGTATTGATTGGTAGTGCAGGAAACAATGTGAATATCCATCTTATACCTGGCGAGTGGTATCTAAAAATTTATGAGCAGTATTCCACAACCAATTTACTTCCATCACAATCTTATGATGTTGTGTATGAGGGAATGCTTATTGTTGAAACTGATAGTCCAATCGGAACATTAAACTATACTGGTACGACTGAATCAGTTATCATATATCAAAATTAGCCCTATATTTATTAAAAGATGAAAAAAGTAATACAAAATGTCGGATTTGCCAATGCTGTTGATAGCTTAGTAAAATTTGAAGAGCGTGTAATGCGTGGTGTACCTTGGGTAAGTTGGGGACAAGATAATATATTTGTTATGGGTCTTTATGACCTATTGGACTTTTCTCCAATTCACAATGCTTGTGTTCGTTCCAAGATTGATAATATTGTGGGTCAAGGATTCATTACAGACTATCGTATTTCAACAAAGGAAACTTTAAATGATGTATTCAAGGATATGGTATTTGACTATATCGTAACAGGGAATCTATTCGTTGAGGTAATTTGGAAGGAAGATAGAAGCCAAGGATTAGCAGGATTACACTATATACCTTCAAAATATATGAGGGTTGGATTACCTGATAACGCTGAACTTGAGGTTGAGAAGTATTTTTATTGTAGAGATTGGTTGAACTTTAAGAAATCAGGTGTTATTGAGTTTCATCAGTTTGACCCCAAGAATTTTACCAATCGTCAAATCGTTCATATTAGGGATAGGAATCCCGCATATTGGGCTTATGGAGCTCCGCAGTATCTAAGTGTGGTAAATGATATTAGACTCAACCACGCCATATCTGTGCACAATTTAGGGTTAATCACTCGCGGCGGATATCCTGGTTTGTGGATTCATTTTAGTGATGGTTTTCCTGAGTCTGAACAAGAAGAAAGGGACATACTCAGACAAGTTGAGCAACGCTACGCTGGTCCCGAAAATAGCGGGCGTATAACTGTATCCTATAGCGATGGGGATTTGGGTAAGCCTGAAATCACACAGATTAGTTCACAGATGCAACAGGGAGCTTACTCTGAAATCTTTGAACTCATCCAAAGACAAATCCTATCAGGTCATAAG